AGCACTTACAAGATTTTTCTCATGCAGAAGAACACTTCCACATGGGAGAAGCTGATTGACATTAAGGAGTTTCCCGACCTCGGCGGTGCGCCGGAAATGCTGGAAACTACTACTCTGTCTGACAAAATGCAGACTTACATTCCGGGTATTCAGTCCCTCGATTCTCTTGAGTTCACTGCGAACTACACTCTCGATGAGTACAAGAAGCTGAAAGCACTGGAAGGTACGGAGAAGGAGTTCGCCGTTTGGTTCGGTGGTACGGAAGCTGGCGATACCGTCACTCCTACTGGTGACAGCGGTAAGTTCAAGTTCAAAGGCTCTCTGTCTGTTTATGCTAACGGCGGCGGCACGAATGAGGTTGTCGAAATGACTATCACTATCGCTCCGTCTACTGTTATCAGCATGGACGCAGAGTAAGGAAAAATAAGGAGGATAAATCATCATGGCAAAGCAGTTGAAATTCACTTTCAAGGATAAAGAATATGTCCTTGAGTTCACTCGCAGAACGGTTACGGAAATGGAAAAGAAGGGCTTCGTTGCGGCAGAGGTCGAGAACAAGCCTATGTCCACTCTCCCGGCACTGTTTGAAGGTGCGTTCCTCGCACATCATCGTTTCGAGAAGAAGGAAGTTATCAACGAAATCTTCTCCCACATGACGAACAAGGAGGAGCTTATCGGTAAGCTGGCAGAAATGTACAACGAGCCGATTATGGCACTGGTCGAAGAACCCGAGGAATCCGAGGGAAACGTAAGCTGGACAGCGAGTTGGTAAGTGATTCGCTGTTGACAGATGAATCCGCTAACAAGGGGAGCGAGCGTGAGAATCGCTCTGCTCCCCCTTCTTATTCGGAGATTTTTCTCGCAAAGTTCCCCTATTACTTATCAATAGGCATGACGGAAGAACAATACTGGGATAGAGATTCCACTCTCGTGAAGTCTTACCGCAAAGCGGAGGAGCTTCGCAAAGAGAGGGTCAATCAAGAAATGTGGTTACAGGGTATGTACATCTATGACGCTATTTCTCGTCTGTCTCCGATTCTTCGTGCTTTCGCCAAGAAGGGAACGAAAGCCCAACCTTATGTTGAAGAAGCATATCCCATCAATAAAAAGACGGTGGAGGAAGCAGAACTCAAGAAGGAAAAGGCTAAGTCTGAAAAGGGTCTGCGCTATATGCAAGCGTATATGGTACAGGCAAATAAGCAGTTACAAGAAAGGAAGTGAGTTTTATGCCTACTACAATCGAACAACTCGAATTGGAAGTTCAGTCGAGTTCCACCTCGGCTGTCGCTGGTATAGACGCTCTTTCCGCTTCTTTGTCCAAACTCAAAAATGCAGTTAGGGGCGGTGTCGGATTAACAAGCGTTGCAAATCAAGTACGCAATCTCGATACCGCCCTTAAAAGCATGGATAGTTCCGGGGCAGACAAGATTGACAAGCTCGCTTCCAGTTTGGAAAAGCTGAAAGGTCTCGGCAGTCTCAAGATTTCGTCTTCCATCGGAAATCAGCTTCAAAATATCGGTAGTGCAGCCGCTTCTCTCACTGGTGTAGATTTCAGTGCTATGGAGAAGCTGGGTACAGCACTTCAACCGTTGAACAATCTGAACGCTTCCGGGCTAAAGTCCACTATCAATGCGCTCAATAAGTTACCGAAGCTGGCAGACACCCTCGACAACATGGATATGACTAAGTTCACCAGTCAAATTCAGCAGTTGTCTACGGCTCTTGCTCCGCTGACAAATCAGCTCAATGCTGTAACTGCGGCGTTCAATCGTCTTCCTACGAACATTCAGAGAGCTATTACCGTCACGAACAGAATCTCGCAAGAGAACAATAAGGCGGCAAATAGTTACATGAACCTGTATGCCAAAATCAAAATGGCTATGGGCGTTGTTCGTACTGGTGCGAGAGTAATTGCTTCGTGGATAACACAGTCCAACCAGTACATTGAGGATTTGAACCTGTTTACCGCTTCTATGGGTGAATATGCAGAGGAAGCACAGAAATACGCAGAAGCAGTCAGTGAAGCTCTCGGTATCGACCCGGGCGAGTTCATGCGAAATCAAGGTGTGTTCAACACCATCATTACAGGTTTCGGTGTGGCGAGCGATAAAGCGTACCTTATGTCCAAGAACCTCACACAGCTCGGCTACGACATTTCTTCGTTCTTTAACATTTCGTTTGAGGACGCAATGCAGAAGTTACAGTCGGGTATCTCGGGTGAGCTTGAGCCGCTTCGTAGACTGGGTTACGACCTGTCTGTTGCAAGACTGCAAGAGGAAGCTCTTGCTCTCGGTATCGAGAAAAAGGTCTCTGCTATGACACAGGCTGAAAAGTCGCAGTTGCGTTACTACGCAATTATGACACAGGTAACTACCGTTCAAGGTGATATGGCTCGTACTATGAACGCCCCGGCTAACCAGCTTCGTGTTTTACAGGCACAGGTTACGCAGTGTGCAAGAGCTTTGGGTAATATCTTTATCCCGGCTCTGAACGCAGTATTACCGTATGCAATCGCTTTGGCGAAGATTGTCCGTATGCTGGCAAACTCTATCGCAAGTCTGTTCGGATTCAAGCTCCCGGAGGTAGATTATTCCGGCATTTCTGCTGGTGCTTCTGCGGTTGGCGATTTGGCTGATAACGCCGGGGACGCTTCCGATGGGCTGGGTAAAGCCGGGAAAGCGGCTAAGAAGCTGAAAAATGCTCTGCTCGGTATTGACGAGCTGAACGTCCTGTCTAAAGACGATAGTTCCAGCGCAAGCGGTAGTGGCTCGGGTGCTGGTATCGGTGGTGGGGATTTAGGCATTGACCTTCCTACCTACGATTTCCTCGGTGACGCAATCACTTCCAAGGTTGACGAAATCGTTCAGATGATTAAGGACGCTATGTGGGAAATCACGGCTGTTATCAGCGGATTCTTACTGGCAATCGGTACTATCCTCGTTGTCACAGGTGCGAACATTCCTCTCGGTCTCGGTCTTATGGCTGTTGGTGCTGTCGGTTTGGCGGCTACGGTAATGGCGAACTGGAACGGAATGTCGGAACGGTTGGCGAAGGTACTCACCCTCGTTACCGGGGTACTGGGCGGCTTCCTGTTGGCTATCGGTGCTTTCCTTGTATTTTCGGGTGTCAATGTACCGCTCGGTGCTGGTCTCATGGTGGCTGGTGCGGCGGCTCTCGGTACTGCGGCTGTAATTAACTGGAAGTTCCTCAACGGAGACCTGTCGAACGCTCTGTCCATTCTCACGGCAATCGTGAGCGGTGCGTTGCTGGCTATGGGTGCATTGTTCGCCTTTACTGGCGTTGATGTTCCTCTCGGTATCGCATTGATGGCGGCTGGTGCTGTCGGCATGGTTACAGCAATCGGTCTTAACTGGGATTCGATGTCTGACCCTCTCCGTAGGACAATCGGTATGCTCGAAACCATTGTTGGAGGTGCATTACTGACATTCGGTGCAATTCTCGCTCTGACTGGTGTAAACGTTCCTCTCGGTGTTGCGATGATTGCCGCTGGTGCGGTTTCTGTCGCTTCGGCAGTAGCTTTGAACTGGAACTCCTTAACAGGTGATGTTCAAGAATCCGTACTAAGCATTGTGGCTATCGTGAGCGGTGCTTTAATCGGTGTCGGTGCAATCCTCGCTCTGACAGGAGTTGCAACCGGGCTGGGTATTGCGATGATTGCCGCTGGTGCTGTCGGTCTTGCCGCAACGGTCGGTTTGAATTGGAATAGTATGCCGGACAATATCAGAAAGGTTACTACGAAGATTCTTCTCATTGCTGGGGCGGCTTCCATTGCCATAGGTATGATTCTCGCTTTCACAGGAGTTGCAACTCCTCTCGGCGTAGGTCTTATCCTCGCTGGGGCGGCGGCTCTCGGTACGGCTGTGGCTCTTAACTGGGACACTTTGACAAACAAGCTAAAGGGCGTAACTACTAAAATACTTGCTATCGCTGGGGCGGCGGCTCTTGCAATCGGTATTATCCTGTGCTTCACCGGGGTTGGTATTCCTCTCGGTGTTGGATTGATATTATCGGGTGCGGCGGCTCTCGGTACAGCAGTAGCTATTAACTGGGAAACCATCAAAGAAAAAATCAAGGGAGTTTTCACCAAGATTAAATCAATGGCTGGTTCTCTCGGCAAACTTGCTATCGGTCTCATGTTGTGTCTGACAGGTGTTGGTATTCCTCTCGGTCTTGCTCTCATTGCCGATGGAGTTAAAGACTTCGCTACTGGAAAACCTGTTAGCTGGGGTTCGATGGTGAGCGGAATTAAGGAAGCTCTCGGAAATATATCTGACGAGTGGAACAAATTCAAAAAGAAGGTTAAGAACAGCAAGCCTGTTCAATTCCTTGCCGAAGTAAAAAACAATGCTTCGGAATGGTGGGACAACGTGAAGGAGTGGTGGTCTGACAAGACGAAAGACGGTCTCTCTCTTGAAACTGGCGTAAAGCTCGTGAAAGATGGCTGGTCTTCTGTGAAGAACTGGATTGGTAACATTCCGGCTGTGAAACAGGGTGTCGGGCTTCTGAAATCCGGCTGGTCTACCGTGAAAAACTGGATAGGCAACATTCCTACCGTAGACCAAGCTGTCGCACTCGCAAAGAGCGGCTGGCAGACGGTCAAGGGTTGGATTGGCAATATCCCGGGAGTATCGCAAGCAGTAAGTCTTGCGAAGTCCGGCTGGAACTCCGTAAGAGAGTGGGTCGGCAATATCCCGGTTGTCAGTCAAGGAATTTCGTTGCTGAAATCCGGCTGGACAACGGTTAAGAACTGGGTCGGTAATATCCCTACTCTGTCCCAAGCAATCAATCTCATTAAGAGCGGCTGGCAGACAGTAAAGGGCTGGATTGGTAACATTCCCACCCTGTCCCAAGCAATCAGCCTTATCAAGAGTGGTTGGACTACGGTTAAGAATTGGATTGGAAATATCCCGGTTCTTTCTCAAGGT